CCCGGCGGCGTTACCGTGGGGGCGCGGCATCTACCCGAACGTATGGGCGCTGTTTGAAGGCCACCCTATCGGCGTCACCATACATCTGATCGACGAGGGCATCGACACGGGCAAGCTGCTCGATGTCGAGTTCATGCCGAGATACGAGCGCGAGTGGCGTGTCTCTAATCTGAATGAGACGCTACAGACATTCTACTCGCATTTGTTGCGCCGCGCCGAAGCATTGTTTAAACGAACGTGGGAACGGATTGAGGCAGGTGACTGCCAGCCTTTCGACCAAGAACCGATAGGCTACGACTCGTACAAAAACAGAGCGCAGTCTGAAGAACTGATGCGCCGCTTCGCAGATCGGTGGGACACATCCATCGCCTTGGTCAAACTTGCAGGGGAGCATATACGTGACCAGTGATTTTCCGCCACGCAAGGCGTTTGGCGACGACGAGCGAGATGCAATCGATGAGGTGTCGACGTACTATCGGTATAGCGATGCGGACCCCGGCTACAACGGCATCTTCCAAGAACGATTCGAGGAAGATCTGGCTAAATTTTATGGCAAGGGCGAAGCTGCGGCTGTCAACAGCGGTACGAACGCCCTGTACATCGCTCTGTGCGCCTTGAACCTGAGAGAGGGGCGCGAGGTAATCGTCTCTCCGGTAACGGACAGCGGGACGGTCCACGCTATCTTAGCGGCGAATCTTGTGCCGGTCGTCGCTGATGCCGCGCCAGGCAGCTACAACACCGGCCTCGAACAGGTGCGAGACTGCACAACTGACAAGACGGCGGCCGTCATGCTTGTCCATACGGCGGGTGAGCCGGTGTCAGAGACTGCTGAGATCGCAGAGATGTGTCTTCACGCCGCTATCCCTCTCGTCGAAGATGTTAGCCAAGCTATGGGCGCGCATATCGACGGGCAGTTCGTCGGATCCTTCGGCACATTGGCCGCCGGGTCCATGATGTACCGAAAAAATCTACAGTGTGGTGGCAGTGGCGGCTTCGTATACGGCGTAGGCCCTGATCTAATGAAGCAGGTTATGGCACATCGAGATCGCGGCAAGCAGCCCTGGCGGACCGACCTAAATCAAAACAATCCCGGCACGGCCCTTTTTCCGGCCCTGAATCATAACTTCAACGAGTGGGAAAGCGCCATCGCCTCGGCGTCACTGAAGCGTCTGAAGAAAACGAACCTTGACCGTCTGATGTTTCTGTACTCTCTGCACGAGAGGATGCAGGACGCAAAATGTGAAAGCCTGCTGTACGGCTTCCATACCGGTTACGCACCGTTCTATATCCCAGTATGGTCGCCCTTCAAAGATAAGGTGGGGTTCGCGACGGCGCTCAAGACGAAAGGCATCCCGCTGCTCGAACACTACGGATGTCTGGTGGCTGACTGGTTACATGTCGAGAAGTACGTCAACTGGCAGCCTAATCACGCGTACAGCGAAGGCGCGGTGCCGTGGGCGTCTCGTAGTCCGAACGCACGACATACACGCGACAGCACGTTCAATTTATTCTTGAACGAAAACTACGATATCTGGCACGTCCGCCGGATTGTACAGGCGATCAAAGAAACCGAAACTGAAATGGAGGCGCGTGGTGCTGCACGCCGAAAATAAAACTCTTTATGCTATCGTCGACTTGGCCATCCACCCTTGCACGTTCGACTTCATGCACACCGCTGTCAACGCGGACATGGCGCGCAGGGCAAACAACCTCGAAGAATTACACTTCGTTTTTCTGTTAGGGCCTAACGAGAGCTTTCGACAGCAGACGCCGAAGGACATGGCGTTGTCTCAGGCTGAGAAGCTATGGCGCGTCAGGCAGATCTTGACGCCCATCGCTTGGATGATCCCTGCGTGTAAAGGCGTGTCGACATACATGAATCGTGCAGAGGCAGCCAAAGAGATTGCAATGCTGCCACCAGCGATCATGTTCCCGAACACCTACCACATCAATCAGCCTATTGGCGCTTTCATGCTTCAACAGGTGATTGAGATCTACAATCAGGTGAAAGATAAAGGTATCACGCCTGTGGTGATGCAGGCGCAAGAG